ATCGAGTCAGTACCCCAGGCGGGCGCCGTGCAGCGCGTCCGTGTTCGCGTTACCTAACCTTCACCGAGATTCGGCCTCGGCACGGTCTCAGAAATGGAGTTGACGATGCCACTGATGCAGTTAGACATGAACGGCCTTTACTGCGGGGGCGTGGGAAGCGCCTTCGAGCGGTACAGGCAGTTCGGCCTCGGTGGGGTCAGGCCTTGGGTTCACCTGAACAGCTATGGCCTGCCTTCCGGGAGAAAGTACATCACCGTCCCTCTCCGCCGCCCGGACGGGAGTTTCATCCGCAACAACAAGGGCGAGGTCGAGACGTACAACCTCTTGACCAACGCCCCCGCGTCGCTTCGCCAGGAAGACTGGCTGAGGATCGACGAGACCATCAGCGAACTCCCCAAGAAGGAGTTGCGCTTCTGGTCTGACATCTACGGCGCCAACCCGTATAATCTGGCCAACGGCTACGGGACGATCGCGTTGCAGCGCGCCGTCGGTGACTGGACGGCGACCGCGACGATCAGCATGGACCCGATCCGTCGCGGCGAGTTCAGCAAGCCCAGCCTCGACACGCAGGTCTTTCCGATCCCTGTGATCCACAGCGACAACGACTTCACGAGTCGTGACATCGCCGTGTCACAGAACGGTAACTTCCCGCTCGACGTGCGTGGTGTCCGGGCCGCGGCCCAGGCCGTCATGTTGAGCGTCGAGCAACTGTGCCTCGGCACAGCGGCGTCGTACTCGTACGGCGGCAACACCATCTACGGGGCGCTGAACCATCCGCTGCGCTTCACGAAGGTGCTCTCGACCCCGACGGGCGCCAACAACGCAACGATCATCCTCGAAATCGTGCAGATGGTGCAGACCCTGCGCGACAACCTGTTCAAAGGCCCCTACGTGGCCTACTACAGCAGCAACTACAACCAATGGATGGAACTCGACTACTCGACGGCCTACCCGGGCATTTCGCTGCGCGATCGCCTGGCGAAGGTTAGTGGCATCACGGAGTGGCGCCAGCACGACTACCTGACCGGCTATCAGATTCTCATCGTGCAGATGGACGCCGACACGGTCGAAGGTATCAACGGCATGCCCATGACGACCGTGCAGTGGGACGAGCACGGCGGGTTCCAACAGAGCTTCAAGGTGCTCTGCATCTACCTGCCGTACTTCCACTCGCGCTTCGACGGCAAGCTGGGTATCAATCACGGTACGGCGCCGTGACCTGACTAATAACCCTGGCAGGTTGACATCACTCTAGACCTCTAAGGAGGAGTTAAAGTGGCCAAGACACCGAAGAGAAACGGCAACGGACCGCGTGGCGCGCACGCGGCGTCGCCCCACGAGGAGCCGGGGGGCGAGAGTCAGGCCCCCCGGAAGTCGCGCCAGTCGCGGCGCGAGCGTGACCCTGACCTGACTGTCGAACGCTCGGACGTGGCTCCTGTTGGCGTCGTTGCGAGGAGCCCGCTTTCGATGCGCGCCGAGGCCGAGCGTGAGGAGCACCGCAAGCGCCAGATCGAGGCCGTTAACAAGGCCGTGCGCGCCTTCGTCGCGGGTGAGGAGCCGCCAGACCCGGCGCGTGACCTTGGCCCTGTGAAGCAGTTCCTTCTGCTGGGCGGGGTGCACGTCGATAACGACGGCAACGTCTTCGAGTTCAACCGGGGGCGCGAGACGATCATCGAGGACAACCGTCCGCTGGACTCGATGTTCATGAACAAGTTCCGGTGTCTCGAAGGTGACACGAGTCCTGGTCGCGACTACGTGCGCGCCTGGGACCGTCTCGGACTCGAGGACGCACCCCTCGCGGAAAGGCAGCCCGAGGGCGTTGCGAGCGAGTTCAGCACTGACACGGAGCGGGCGCAACGCCGGCGTGAGGAGCGTGCGGCTCAACAGGCCCAGCGCGCCGCCCAGATGGCCGAGGGCGCCATGGGCGACGACGTGACCGAGGATTTCGAGGCCGCGAAGGATGCCGACCTTAAGGTCTTCAAGAAAGGACGTCGCTACCACGTCCTAGACGGGAGCGAAGTCATCAGCGACGACGGGGGCCTTACCAAAGACGAGGTCGAGGAGTTCATCGAGGACAACAAGTAAGAAAGGCCGTCAATGGCCAGAACGACACCAGAGTTGGTCGGCGGTATCATTAAAGTCAAGTCAGGGGATGACCTGGCTGCCTTCATCGAAACCGCCGACCAACTTTTCGACGACGTTTGCCTGGAGTCGGATTACAGTGACAAGAAGGCCGAACTCATCGTCAGATGGCTTTCGGGTCACTTTTACTCGGTGTACGCCCCGCGTGTCGCGCGCGAGGGCGCGACCCAAGTCTTCCGCGACTTCGAGAGGATCAAGGCCGAACTCGGGTTGAACTCGACCAAGTACGGCCAACAAGTCTTGCTCCTCGACACGGACGGAAATCTGGCAAGGCTTAACAAGGACATCGTCAGCACGAAGATCGTCCCGAAGAAGGTGCGACTCACGTGGCTGGGCACCGAGTACGAGTGAGCGCAAAGCGTCACGCCTGAGTCTGGCGCTCGCGGGCGCATTCGTTTACGACGCGGCGCCTCAGAACGCGCCAGGCGTCGTTTAATCGCAAAGGCGACGTATCTATGGAGATCGTTAACGACATGCGCCAGCAGACGTGCGTTTACTGGCGCACGACCGGGCGTGACTCGGGAGGCAACCTGACCTACGACACGCCACGCGAACTCCGTGTCAGATGGCTCGACACGAACGAGGTCTTCATCGACCGGAACGGCGCGCAGAAGGTCAGTAAGAGTAAAGTCTTCGTCGGCGAGGACTTAAAGCCCGACGACGTGCTCAGGTATGGGCTTCTCACGGAAGTGACCAAGCCGACCAAGCCTTTGTTGAACCCGGGGGCGAGTATTATCCAGGCGTTCAGCAAGATACCTGTCACGATCGACGAGCCTCCGGTCGAGGACGACGACTTCGTGAGGATAGCATTCCTATGATCGCTCGCGGCGAGATCCAAGGCTTCGCGGCGCTGTTCAAGCGGGTTAAGACCATTCGCGGGCGCATCCCCGAGGCCAACAAGGTCGCAGTCCGTAAGTGCGTGGAAAAGGTCTTCGAGAAGGCGCAGTATTACGTCCCCGTCGAGTACGGTGATCTGAAGGCCAGCGGACACATCGAAGAGTATTCCACGGGGCGCCAGTTTCACGCGGTGTTCACGATCGTCTACGACGACCCGAAGGCCGTGTACGTCCACGAAATGACCGAGAACAGGCACGAACCCCCGACTAGATCGAAGTTCGTGGAACAAGCCGTGAAGGACACGCGGCGCTACATCACCAGGAATTACAGGGACGGGATCAAGTACGAGACGAGGGCGTTCTAGTGCCTTGGCCTCAGAACTACGTCATCCGGCAGTTCCTCATCGACCAGGGGGTACTCGACAACGTGGACGGTGACGACAAATGGCCTGTGACAGCAGGTTCCTTACCCGCCACTGTTGACAACCGGGTGTCGATTCAGAACACGGGTGGGGAGTTACACCCGAGGCTCATGACCGGCGAGGAAAACGAGTACCCGACCTTCCAGGTTATGATCCGTGCGTTCCGTGAGGACGAAGGCTTTCAAAAGGCCTCCGCGATCCAAGCAGCCCTTATGGCGGTCGGCAACGGTGGGGGTGTCGAGGTCCTTGTTGAGGGTACTGACACCTACGTGTTGCAACGGGTCCACAAGACCTCGTCGTTCTCCAAGGTCGGGCAGACGGACGACACAAGGATGCAACTGATCTCGGGCAACTTTAAGGTCACCCTGTACCTCAAGCCTTAAGGAGGGCGTCAGATGCCAACGGTAGCTAGGTTAAAAGACGGTCTCGGGACCAGGATTACGTTCCCGAGCGCCACGGGCGCCGAACTCTACGAACAGGAGTTGGCGCCCCCGGGATGGAGTGGGGGTGGCGCCAACGACACGACGAACCTGCGCAACACTGGTTGGCGCACGCGCCAACCTAAGAAGCTCAAGACCGCAACTGACATCACGGGTACGGCGCAGTACGCCACGGCGCTTCTGTCCACGTTGAACACGCTCATCAACAACAACCAACTGGTGTCGGTGAAGTTCCCCGACGCCGCGACACTCGGCGTCTGGAGTTGGTTGGACGAGTTCAAGTTTAACCCGCTCAAAGAGGGTGAGCCTCCGACCGCATCGTTCACCGTGATCCCGAGTAACGAGGACACTTCGGGCGTCGAACAGGCCCCGATCTACACTGCGGCGCCGTAACTAATGAACCGAACTCGGCGAATTGATGGTAACACTATATCACAACCTGGTAATTTTTGTGATCTCAGAAGTGGTGTTACCTCAGTTCACCGACGCCCAAGTCGCCAAGTGGGTCGCCATCGGCTCCGGCGCCGGTATTGCGATCGGCATGGTCGTAACGAAGGTTGTGGAAGCGATCATCAAGCTGCGCCGCAGCAAAGGCGAGATCAGCGCCGAGTCGGACCAGGCCAGGCAAAACAAGGCCCAGGCCGATTTCGACTTTCAGACTCGCATCGACCAGTCGGTCATCAAGGCGCACAAAAGCCTGATTCGGGACCAGGACGCCCGGATCAAGAAATTGGAGGAAAAGGTTGACGGCCTTGAAAAAGAAAGTGACCAGTATCGCAAGGACTACCAAACCGTTCTTGCCGACAACATCGCACACGGGCGGCAAATCGTCGAGTACATCAGGTACATCCGGGTGCTAGAGGACAGGCTTAAAGGGTGCGAGAAGGCAATGACCGACGGGGGTGTGAAGTTCGCGCCCTTCTTCTTCCCTGGTCTTGGTGAACAAGAAAGGAAGCCACCACAGGAAGAATGTGGCGAAAATGACCGAAGCTGACCAGGTCTTCTTATACGTGAGTAGCGTCATTAACATGGTGTTTAACGCCGCGAGCGTTGTACTCATCGTGATCGTCTATCTGATGATCCGGGGGAGTAAGCGCCGGTTTAACGCCTACATGACGTACTCCGAGAGGAAGACGGACGAGTTCCTCGACATCATGCAGCGCGTCAGCGAACTCGTAAAAGGGCGGGTTAACGAGTCCGACAAATCCCTGGAGAAGGTCGGGCAGAGACTCGAAAACAAGGTCGTCGAAGCCTCGAAAGGTGTGACTAAGGAAGTTCTCGGGGCCATGACCGGAACCGGAGCGACGGCCGTACAACTTAAGCAGGAGAATCAACCGTTATGAGCAAGGATAAGGAAAACAAAGAGATCAAAGAGGTCGTGACCCCAGAGGTCATCAGCGACCGTGCCGAGAAAAACGGACACGTGGAAGAGGACGAGATCGAAGTCCTCAAGACCAGGCGCCCCGATGTCTGGAAGATCATCGAGCACAACAACGTCAGGAAGAAGTACCGTATCGTAGAGATGGACGGGGAGTCGCTCGCGGCCTGGATGAAGTTTTTCGCCGGCCGCGTGCAAATGAACCGTCGTGGCGTGCCCACGAGGCAGAAGTACGAAGGGTTGCACGCCGAACTCATCCATCTGTGCCTCCTTGACGAGGAAGGTAATCGCGTCCCCAAGAAGATGATCGAGCGCTGGGGCAGTCACATTCTCAACAAGCTATTCTCGATCTGCCAGGAGCAAAACGGTCTTGACGATCGGGTGGAGGAGGCCGAGGGAAAAGACTGAGGGAGCGCGGGGAGGAGTATTGGCAGATCAAGATGTCTGACCGTCTGAAAATGACGGTCAGACAGTTCCTTCGCAACGTCAGCGCCCGCGACTACCTGCGCTACAAGCTGTTCCTCGTGATGGAGGCCGAGGACGAAGTCGAAGAGGTCATAAAGGCCGACTTCTACGCGGCCCAGACGGCGTACCAAATTTACTGCTTACACAAGACCGTCGCCGCGATGTTGGGAGGAAATCTCCCGACGCTGGATATCAAGGACTTCTTACTTCCCAAAGTTAAGTACGACCGTAGGGGTAAGACTAGGTTCACGAGAAGGACACGAGGGAGTCGGGCCACTCGGGAGTTTCATTGGACGGAGGAGCAGCGGAAGGAGTGGGCCACTTACAGTAGTAAGATGAAATGGCTGGCCCCCTTCGGCCTCCTGGACAAGATCAACCCGCCTAAGCTCGAGGACGCTGATGGAACTGGAGCCACTAATCCTGAGAATGGAAGCCCAGGCGGAGAGCATGGACCGGGCGCTACAGGGGACGATGAAGCTCCTCGAGAGCCTCAACCGTAGTGTCAACAGGCTCAACAGCACCCTGCGCGGGATGAGGGGTGCCGGTGATGCGATGAGCAGTGGGATGGACCGCATCAACCAGAGCGCCAAGAGCGCCGCCCAGTCCGTCGAGAACCTTATTCACGTCACGAGCAGGCTTAACAAGGAGCAGACTGCGGCCGATTGGCGCCGCATTATGTTCCAGTCTCCCGTCACCCGGGCTGCGTCCCCCCAGGAGCTTCAACAGGTTCTGACTCCACAAGTTCGCCAGACTCTCAACCCACAACTCGCGCAGACAGCCCGAGTGTTCGGAGGCTACGCAAATATTGGTGGCGCCCAGGCCCAGCAGGCCGCGCAAAACTACGCGATGAACCAGCTGAACACCGCGGTGAGCGCAACCCAGGCGCGGGTCCAGAACCAGACGACTTTCCAGGCGAATCTGGCCAAGGCTCATGGCATCGTGATGCAAATGCAGGCGCAGCAACAGGCCGCTGCCGCGCGCCAGGCCGCAGCGTCGCAGCGCGCCGCACACCGGCAGGTGATGCAAAGTTGGAACAATTTTACGACCCAGATTGTGTTCGCGGCGAACAACGCCTCGCTCGCCCTGGCGCACGCCTCGCAGAGAATCCCTCTCATCGGCCCGCTCATCGCGGCGAACTTCAGAGGTAGTGGTATTGGTATGAACCTGGGCGCCGCGGCCGGGCGCCTCGCGGTGCAGAACATGGGCTTCATGGGCCGGGGTATGGGTATGGCCGGCGCCATTGGAGGTGGTCTGCTCGGGAGTTCGATTGGTGGGTTAGTCGGTACGGGCGCCGCCGCGCTGTTCGAGGGGTTGAGCATGACGCTCAACACGATGTCGGCCGCGGCCTCGACCTTCCTCAACGTACTCCACGAGATTGTGACCGGCGTGGTGACACTTGGGATGGAGTTCGAGCGCACGCGGACGTCGTTCGAGGTGTTCACCGGGAGTGTCGAGGCCGGTAACAAGCTGTTCGAGGAGTTGCAGAAGTTAAGTATCGAGACGCCCTACAACTTCAGGCAACTCGCGGGTATTGGCCAGATGTTGATGGGCATGGGCGTCCCGGCCGAGCAAGTTACCAACGTCGTGGCGAGGCTCGGCGACATCGCGGCCGGAGACATCACGCGGTTGCAGCGCCTGGCGCTCGCGTTCGGCCAGGTTACGTCGGCTGAGCGCTACATGGGTACTGAACTCAGGCAGTTCACGGAGTCTGGTGTAGGCATTAAGGACTTCGCGGACGCGGTTGGCATGACGACAGCACAGTTCCGCGACCTACAACACGAAGGTCGTATTACGCGCGACCATATGATCGCTGGTATTAATGCGATGACCAACGCCGGCGGGCGCTTTTATGGTATGAATATTAGGCAGTCGAGGACAGTCGCCGGCGAGTGGAGTAACTTGGTCGACAAGGTCGAAATGCTCGGGGGACGTCTCGGCCAGGCGATCTTCGCAAGGTTTGACATTGCGGGCATGATCGGGCGCGTAGGTGACTTCGTATTGGCCAACGCCGACAAGGTGTTCAACAAGGTGATGGTGGGCCTTGAGTACGCCAAGGCCATAGCAACCGGATTTTTCCAAGTCCTCGAAGCCGGGTGGGCGACGGCGGTAAGCGGAGTGGATCAGTACACCACTAAATTCGGGCAGTTCAACGCTCAGCCTCAGGCGCTGAATAACGTCCGTCAGATGGTATTGGATATTACGCTCTCGGTGATCGACTTTGGTGAGACCTTCTTGAGTATTCTGCACTCTATTGGAACTGCCATTCTTGAGTTGATTATCAAACCTCTCGCCAAGATCGGGTCGATTCAAGGTCCTCAAGCTTGGTTGGAAGATTTTCAAAATTACCTGCAGACCAAGTTCTACGCGCTCGGGTTGAGAGAGAGCCTTCCTCCTTTGAAGAATTTCTCTTCCTTTAACAAGTCTGCGGCCCAGAGGGCGAGTGAGGACCTTGAGCGTGGTGTTAACAAGATGGGACAAATGTTCGAGGATGCGCCCGGCGCCGTAGGTGGGGTGATGGGCGAGTTGAGGAATAGGATTCTGCGGGCGCGTAACGAGCCGATGCCGAACTTGCAATTTCTGGGCGCTACCACTGGTGAGAGAGAGTTACAGGATTTTAGGAACTGGCTGGTTAAAACACACCCCAGCGAACAAATTCCCGCTATGGGATCCAGCGAACTGCGTGATATGTTTAACTCGGTTCGGCAGCAGATAGATGCCGGACAGCAGCGTCCTAATATTCAACTGCCTCCAGTTGAAGTCATGGACAAGAGTGTGCAGAAACTCATTGAGGGAATTCGGAATAGTATCGAAGAAGGAATGACCCCACT